AGATGGTTCAAGAGTATATTCATATGAAAAATCATTACAATCTCAAATTAATAACTTAACTGAATTTCAACAAGAAGCTATTGCATCATTTAGTTCAGAAAAACGTATGGGATTTGAAGTGCCAACTGATAAAATGAAATTTTTATTTGCATCTAACGTTCCTTTACCAACTGATAAGGATGTAAAATATGCAAGGAGTAAAGGACAATCTAAAGCAGTAATGTTAGGACACTTAAATGCTATTCGTAGTCGTTGTCAACCAGCAGATTTTGATTTAGACGAGAATGAACAATGGGGATGGATTGCCGATGTCGTTCTTAATGAAAAATGTACTACATTGTCTAAAGAAAAAAATATGATTCTTTTAGATTGGATATATAGTAATTGGGATACGATGAACGAACACAGTATTAGAACTGTTAAAAAGATGGCTGAAGTTATGAAGAACCATCCTGATACTTATAGAGATACTTGGGAAATAGATTATTTAATGTAAATTATTAATTATGAATGAAGAATTACAAAAGATGTTGGATGAGTTACCACAAAAGAAATATGCTAAATTATCTGATAGACAATTAGAAGCAAATGAATATACTAGAAATTTAAATATTCAAAATGGACTTTATAAAAAAAATGCAAAAGCAGCTTTAGGTAAAAAAAGAACAAAAGAACAAACTTTAAAATTATCAGAACAAAGAAAGGGTAGAAAATTATCAGATGAAGCAAGAAAAAATATAAGTATTGGTGCGAAAAATAGAAAAGTACCATCAAAATTAAAAGGTAAAAAAAGAACTGAAGAAGAAAAAAAGAAAATATCAGAAAATAGAAAAGGTAAAGGAATGGGGAGAATTATTAATGATGAACATAGACAAAAATTAAAAGAATCTTTAAGAACTAAATTTGTTTGTGAATTTTGTAATAGAGAAATTGGTGGTAAAGCAAACTATTTAAAACATATTAAAATTAAACATAATTAAACAACTTAGTAAATTAACCTTTAAATATAAAAAATCATTCTTGTCCAATTTTGATTTGTTCTCTTTTTAATTTTGAAACTCCCCTGCCCTTAAATAAGGTGGGGGTTTTTGTTTATGAAAATGTGAATAACTTTATTTGAATAATAACCTAAATGGTATATCTTTGTGTCTTATTCTTCTTCCTGTGAGGAATATTTTCATACACGGAGCGGTATTTCTATACTGCTCCCTTTTTATTTCAATTGAGCGTAGCAAACAGCTAATGCTTGTTCTTGAGTATCGTACTCAGAACTAATAGCTGACATACATCTGCCGATATAATCGGATTCCTTTTCCCCTGATTCGGGTGTTGGTATTACAAACTTCTCTTTTGATTGTTCTTCTTTAATAGGAACACAATTAGGACTTCCATCATCTTTTAAACCAATTGGTTCGTAGCCTTCCCAGCACGGATTAGGTTCAATGTTTAACTTTTTTTTACCCTCACCAAATTTAGCTTTAGATAATTCTATTCTGATTTTAATTAAATCTTCTATTTTCATTATAATGAATTTGTATTTTTAAGTTGTTTATTCTCTTTTATTAAGTCTGCAATCTTTCCTTCCAACTTATTGATATGTCCAGTTAGTTCTTCAATCTTCTTTGACATATCATCAATTATTAAATTATAGACGCCAATGCTCTTTTCAAGCTCATCTAAGCGCTTTCCACATAAGTCAGCGTTATTCATCCTATAACCAAAAATATAGGCTAAAATCGAAGGTATTACAACAAGTAGTATTTCTTTCATATTATAAACATTCAGGACAATCAGGGTAGAAGTTCATTGCTCTTTCAGAGTAGAAACCATTTCCACCTTGTGAACTTACAACTCCGCTAACTTGTTGTGCACTCCAACCATAACGAGTTGATTTATTAAGGAATATTCCATTATTATATTTTTGAACTCTATCAGGAATCATACCATCAATAGTTGAAGCGTTGTTATATGATGGGAATTTATTTTGCCCACGTCCTGTTAATAGATAATCCATTAATCTTTGAAGATAGAAGTCAGCCCTCTGTTTTTGTAGAGATCTGAGATACTTCATTGTTTCAATTTGAACAGGAGAACCAAATTCATTGTTACCTTCTTGTATGCCACGGTTTAACGTGCGATACATCAAGTGTGGAATAGCATTAAAATATGCCGTCTGTATGAGGTATGGCTGTATAAAATTGTTCACTAGTTCTAATTCATCTGCATTAAATGTATTTCCTGTTGATTGTACTTTAGATAATAATTCATTATAGAATTTACTACCTAAAATAGTTTGTAAATCAATGTCTTGAGCTACTTGTACCTCAGCCTTAAGGACATCCATATCAACGTTCTTATTGATATTTGTAAAGTTTTTTAACTTAATTTCCGAAATTAATAATACGCCCATAGTTATATTTGTGTTGGAGTTATTGGTTTATCATCTACCACTGGATTTTCTTGAACATCACCTGTTAAGAATAAACTTAAAGGTTTAACTTCCAATGTCGTAGGTCTTTCAAATTTCAATGATAATAATTTATTAAATACAGGTAACAATTGATTTTGATAAGGTTGAATTACCATTTTTCTAAAATATTCAGAATGTTGTGTAATTTCATCTGAACCACCCAATTTACCTGCTGTTGCAATACCAAATAATTCTGCACTTGAAACTCTATGTGCACTTAATATTGTTCTTGTTACATCATCATTTAATATTTGATAATAGGAATCGTGATCGTCACGTGGAATTTGTGTAATTTCAGGTGATTGTTCTTTTGATTCGTTAAAAGATATAATTGCTTGTCCTGCATTATCTGAACCACCATATTGAGATTCCAATGCACGAACAATTACTCTTTGTTCTTCTTCACCAGGGATACCATTGTTGTAGTTAATCCATAAACTTGGATTCATACCCTTACGAAGATTATTCATATGGAAATTAAGAGACTCCACATTAATTTCAATTGCTCTTTGTCCTGCGCTCCAATCAGGAACAGGATAATAAGTCATTGATGGAACGTAATTCTTGAAATATAATAATTGAGATGGCTCTTTTTCATTTTGACTGAAAGCTTTAATCTCTTGTGGAATGAATTTTTTTGGGTTGCTCCAATCAGGTGAGTAATAATAAGTGTCTATTTTGTCATCTACATTTAATTTACCACTTCTAATTCTACTAAAATCTACGTGGTAGATCTCAGCGATGCTTTTTCTATCCTTGCTCCATATTGTGTTTAAGCAAAATCCCCCGAACAACATATAATCTAAAGCTACTTTTCTCATAACCTCAGATACATTCTCAGATTCGTTAATTAGATTAATGGTAGCCATTGGGTTATTTAAACTTACAACGCCATCACCCATAATCTGATTTACCTTTGAGGTAATTACAGCTTTATGAATTGCGCAGTTGTCATATAAAGAGATAAAATATTGTGGTAATAGGTTATTTAAACCATAAAATACCCAATCAACTCTTTGAATTATTTCAGCAAATACTGGTAACGATGCTTGTGCAAAATCCACCTTTTTTAAATCGAACTTTTTTAATTCACTCATAACTATTCTTGTATGTATATATAATTTTCATTTACTTCATTCGGAGAAATATATTCTGTGAATGGATCTGATTCAGCTGTTCCTTGAAGAACAACCATACCTGTAAATACTAATTGATTATCGGGGTTACCATAAATATTAAGTTGGTATTGTCCCTCATAATTTAAATCATCTATCGCAAAATCTAAAGTGATTGTGCAGTATCTAATATTTTGAAAAAATTCAGCAGGATCACTTGTACTAATAGTATATGTCTTGACTTCCTTACTCATAATATGGGTAAATACAAGTGTATAACCTGTAAAGGTATCCCTTGAGTTATTATTGATATTTAAAACTAACACATTTTCTTCTCCTTTATTCAGATATAACATAATATATATAATTCCTACCTATAAATATACTTTTTTTGGTTTTGAACAGGTATAAACACAAAAAAAGGCTCTAGTGAGCCTCTTTTGTTAGGAGATATTAGAATTGTCCAATTGGACGAACATTATCCTACGATAGATGCACCTGTAAATACTGATGCTAAAGCACCTTCAATTACATTTGCTGGATTTGGTTCCTGTCCTGAAAAAATCATTTCGAAACCGTTTCTATCACCATATGCAGTACCTGTAGCAGCAGAACCGCCTGATAAGTACATACCATTAACTTGTCCCAAATAGTATTGAACATCATTCTGATCGATACCGATTATTTGTAACTCGTCATTTTGTCCCAATATTTTCAATTGGTTTCTCTTGTCTTGATCGTATTTGAAGAACACAGCAGTTAAAACTTGTTCCCAATAAATCGTACCATTTTCAAAATTCTTAGTAGTATTTTGTGACAATGAAGAAGTATTTCTTTTTAATTCGAAACCATAAAGTGTAGTTCCTGTAGTAGATGTAGCACCAGTAATAGCACCATCAGCATCATAAGTGTAACCTGTTACAGCTCCACCACCGCCAACGATGTAAATTTTCTTAATACCACCAATACCATCTGAACAACCTAATTGGATTCCGCTTGATATATAACAACTCATATTGTGTATAATTTAATTTTTTTTATATTTTTATATTTAAGGGGACTTTCACCCCTTATGTTTTTTTAATTTCTTATCGATTAAGGTTGTCCGTTCCAAGCCATATATTTGGTTGAACCAAATGTTGCAACAGTTGCACCGAAGTTGAAGTTAGAACGGATTCTAATTTCATCAAAATCAACTGAGTACCAAGCTTTTAGAGTCTCATCACTTAACAAATCCACACCAACTACCATATATTCTGCAGGTGCAATAGTTACTTGAGTTGAACCATTTAAACCTAAAGTAGGATATACTTTGATGTTTGTGTTAGGATGAATAGCACTCATATTTGAAGTAACATCAGTACCATTAATGTAATTGGTAAAGAAGTTAGCTCTTGTTAATGCTTGAACATACAAACGGAAATAAGCGTAAGACATAAACACTACTAAGTCCTCACGAACTAAAGCATTGTCATCTAATACGTTTATTAATTTATCAACTTCTGTGATTGGGTTACCTGAAGTACCATATGCAGCAGAAGAAGAGAATGTAGCTCCACTTGAGTTAGCGCAAGAAGCAGAGAAAGTATTTCCTGATGCTGTGCTAATTAATGTTGCGAAACCATTGAAACAATCAGCAGAACCTGCAGTTGTTCCTGTCCACAATACACGTTCAACATATTGTCCAACTTGTTTTGCTTTTAAATCAAGAATCATCTGCTCAAAAGGAACAGTTTCTTGTGTTTGACCTGCTTTCATCAACATAGATTGATAAGTGTCAAATAATTGCTTATAACACAATGATTCAAATAATGTCTTAGGACAAGTTACAATTGAATGTTGTGTAAAAGTTGTTGTACCTGAAGGGCTTAAAGAACAGTTACCATCTTGGAACACTGGAGTTGAATCCAATAAGTTCAAAGCTTGTGTACCTTTAATACCAGTACGTAAATTTACCGCTGCGGCAGTAGTTCCGCCGATTAACGCTTTAGCTAAAAGTTGTCCACCAACTTGATCTGAATATCCACCAATGGTAGACACGTCATATGCAAAAGCTTGTTTGTTTAAATTACTCATTTAATTAATTTTTTAATTTTTTTTT